GGATTGAGGGCGTATCCGACATGCGTTGCTGGAAGCGGGCATTTGCCTTCAAATCCGATTGGTTCCCCTGCTATCAATCCATCCGGCGAGCATCCAGCCGATCCGCTCTTGTGGGCGCAGAAGCCAACCTCGATCACTTCCTTTCCAGACCATTCCGAAAACGCGGCTACTGCCTCCTTTTCCAATCGTATGCCGTTCCAGATTGCCCAGAGTGCTGGATTGCGAGGAGGCGGGCCATCCGGGTCAACCTCCCATTCATCGGGCATCTGCGCCTTGGACATGATCCCGAGTATCCGGCAGATGGCCGTATGACGGGCATCCTTCGCTCCTTGCGTCAAGGATGGTGCTGGAAGCATCTCAGGCGGCAGCAAGGCCAGCAGCTCGGGCTTTGCAGCGGACTTCTTGTAGGGCAGCGCAAAGCGGTCAAGGATCGTCTTTATCTCGTCAACGGTGATCCTGACTTGGGGTTCTTCCGCTAGCCATGCGCCCATGCCGGATGCGGTGAGCTTGTCCTTGCGGATCGCGTGCCACGCGTCGCTTCGTTGTGGCATGGTGTGGATTGTGCAATCGGGGAAGAGGTGGTTCATTGTCCATCCTCCTTTCCAGCTTGGATCAGTCCGCCGATTTCTTCATCTGCTTCGTTGGCAAATTTTATCAGCCCTTCCGCCATCCTCCTGAGTGTGTCAGGAGTAGCTGCAAAGCGGACTGTTTCGCATCGCCGCTCTTTAATCATTTCGCCTCCGTGATCGGGACGGTAATGCGGCTCGCTCAAAACGAGTCCGATTTCGATTTCCGGCGCAAGTTTTTTACCGACTCTTACAGCGTAAAAATTGGCGGATGTTGTAACGATTTCTTTCACTGTGATTCCTCCTTCTCTGCGGTTTCTGGAAGCCATGCGTCGTCATCGGCGGGTGTTTCGATAACTGCCGGCTCCTCCTTGGGTTTTTTGATAAACGGGTTTTCCTTGGGTGTTTCCGGCTCCGGGGTGACGTTGCGCATCCCGGCGATGTCCTTGGCCTCGTCCTCATCGGTAATGCCGGAAAAGCCGAAAGCATAACGGGCGCATTGCATGAGAGCCTTGTGGCGAAGCATCCTGTTTTCCATTTTCCACGGCTCGGTATTTCGGCGGCACTCGCTTAGATGCTCGGTGATGGAAATCGGCTTGCTGCGGTCTTTGCGCCAGATGCGGCAGGTGATAGCAAGCAGTTTGCCGTCGTCGGCGCGATGCTCCTCAAACTCCATGCCGTCCATTTGCGGATGGTTGTTGACCATGCTCACCCATCCGTCAATGGATACGACTGGAACGATGCCGCCGCCCTTGGCTGGGAAGGCGTAAAGCTCTTTGAGGAGCGGGTTGAGTCCGTAGGTGTTAGCCACTACGACAAGGGCTAGAAGCTCCTCATCGGATGCGCCCTTGAATACGGTGGCTTTTAGCGTTTGGTGCAGCTTGGCTGGATCGACATTGACTTTTGCCGCCATAACGGCGAGCGCGGATGCTTTTGGTTGTGCTGTTGCTAGTGTGTTCATATTTGTTTTTCTTGGTGAGATTTACGCCCAGATGCGCGGCTCGATTTTATAGACGGCGATGCGCTTTCCGTTGCGGATTTGGATATTGGTTTCGATGGCTAATCCCTCTTCGCGGAGGTCTTTGATGCGTGCCGCCAAGCGGAAGGTCTGGAACTTTTCGAGAGCTTGGAGGGCGGTAAGCGTCCTGCCCCGCATGAGGTAGGCAAGAATCCGGTCGGCTTGTGATTTTGGCTTTTTCATGGTTTCCTAAAGTAAGCTGTTACGGCGATAAGCCCTGCAATGGTCGAGGCGATTACAGCCACGCGCAGGTGCGGGTTGTTACGATTGACGCGGCGGTTGAGCATGTGCGTGTGCGGGGTGAGGCGGCGGATTAGCTCGATGTCGTTCTGGATCTCGCGGGCGGTTTTGTTGGCGGGGTAGTAGTCTCGTTTCATGGTTGTTTTTGTTAAAGTGTCGATGCTTGGGCTTCGATCCATTTTGCAAAGCTGGCAACCTTTGATTCGATTTCCAGCCGAACGGATTCCGCTTGCTCGCTTTTTACGTCTGGCAGTTTTAGCTCGCGAATGATTTGAGCAAATGCTATGAGCTTTGCCTTGTCTGGCGCGTTAGCTGCTTTCTTAGCCGCTTCTTGTTCGGCTTTAGCTTTAGCTTCGTCGGCAGCTTTTTCATCCGCTATGCGTTTGATTTCAGCATCTCGCAATGCTTTTGCTTCCGCTTCAGCCCTGGCTCTAGCCTCAGCTTCGATGCGTGCTTTTTCAAAGGCTTCCGCACGTTCTTTTGCTGCTTTTACTTCAATCTCTTCGCGCTCCTTGCGTGCTTTTTCTTCTGCTGCTTTACGTTCTTTTTCAACAGCGGCAAATTTTTCGGCAGCAATCCTCCTCTCTTCGGCTAGTTCTTTTTCGCGTGCTTCCGCTTCGGCCTTAAGTCGGATGTTTTCCAGCCTTTGAGCTTCACGCTCTTCCGCTGCTTTTTTCTCTGCCGCAATCCGTTCTTGCTCCGCTTTGCGCTCACGCTCTTTGCGAAGCTCAAAAATATCCTTGGATTGCTGGAGTAATTCCGCCCATTGGTCTTCCGTTAGTGATCCTAGCAATATGCCGTGATATGTCGCGCCTAGTTCGTCAAGCTCTGCCGCCCTTTGATCCCGTAATGCTGCAATTTTAGCTTGTTGCTTGCGCTCTTCTTCTTTTTCGATGTCTTCCATTGCCTGCTCAATCGGAGTGACTAGCGCAAGGTAAATGTTGTTCGCCCCGTCGATAGCTTTACCCATGCGTAGCGAGTCTTCTTTAAGTCGCTTGCGTGTTTTTTCAGCCTCCACTCGGTCGGCTTTGATTTTTAGCCGTAAAGCTCTTGCCTCTTTAGGATCGGTGATTTTTTCGGCTTCGGATTTCAAATCACGCGCCCGCTCAAAAAAGCCATTAAAGGCTAATTCAAGTGATGTTTTAGCTGATGTCTCCAGTCCTAGATCGGCGGGGACAATTTCAAATATTAGTGTTTCTGTTTGCATATTGTTATTTTGTTTTCGATTTCTGGTTCATGTTGAATAGTGCTACAGGCTGGGAAAGGACAGGGTGGAAGGGCAATCCGGTGACGCGTTCGTAGGCGTTTTGAAGTCCGGCCATATTCTCATGCCAAAGGGCGATTTCGATGCCACCTTGGAGATTGGCCACGGTTGCAAATCCGGTTTTCGCATCAGTCATTATGGTGTTGAGTTTCATCTTCGATCATCTTGTTTTCCGCCCATTCGTGCGCCTCGTCCATCGCGCCTTCCCACGGGTCGATGTCTTCATCGCGCTCGTCGGGCGGTGCGGGCATGCAGGCGTGTGTCTTCGTATTGCGGGTAGATCATAGCTTAACCTTCCCTTTTTCGTATTGCGCCAGAGCATGGCCTAACAGGATGTCCGTAAATGCTGCCAGTGGCACACGCTCGGGCTTGGCGGACTTCATGCGGGCGTGGATGTCGTTAGAGATAGCAACGACGGTGTGTTTGATTTTGCGGCTTTCGCGGGTGTGCTGGTTCATGGTTGTTTGTTGGTGAGTGTCATTGATTTCGGAATTGCCGTGGTAATCTCAAAAATGAAATCATTCGCTGATTGCTCCACTGCGTCGATGATCGCGGATTTGGCAAGTTGCAAAATTTCATCGCCGACGCTATCCGGTAAAATAAGGCAAGTCTTAGCATTTTTGCCTTTAATGGTGATTTCTGCGGTCAACTTGCCTTTGTTTTCGCCCCATTTTTCAGCTTCGATTTTTAGTGATTCAAATGTCATTGCGGTTGGTTGGTAAGGAGTTCGATTGGCCATGCGGCAAGGATGATTTCGATGGTTGCCGCGTTGCCGAATTGGTCAAACGCCAGCTTGTCAACCGCCGCAATCGTCGCTCGCCATCCGGCCACGGCGCGTCCGGCGCAGGCGGCGATGTAGGTGGCGTCAGCTATGGTGTGGGCGCAGAAATCGACATCGCTAATCAATTCTCTAGTCCACCGCTTCTCCGCAATCGCGAGCAACCGCTCACACTCGGCTTTGATGAGTTGCAGGTGTTCGGTGGGGTTCATTTTATCGCGTTGTGAATGTTGATCTTATCAGCGTCCGGCGTGGTGTCGCTGGCTGCGATGGCGCGGAGTTCCATTTCCATTTGGATGGCGCGGGCGCGCAGCGAGTTGTAGGCGTAGCCGACTTGGTAACTGGTCAATCCTATAGTCTCGTCAAAGAGCGGGAAGTTTGCCTCGGTGGTGGTCTTCATGGGTGTTGGCGAGTCTCGATGGGGTTGAATCCTGGTAGGTGGTTGTCGAGATAAACCGCGCCGATAAAGGCGGCGATTACCACGGCAACCCAAAATAGTGAGGCGAGCGTTTTCATGGTGTGGTGAGGTTTTGGAGCGTCCTGTTGACGAGGTGGTCGATATGCGGCGGCAGTCCTTGGCTTTTGGCGATGAACTCCAGCGCGGATTTCATAGCGGCCATGTCGCGGCATAGCTTTGCTGGGCGTATGCCGTTCGCCCATTTAATGCGAGCCGCGTCAACAACGTCGGAAGGCGAATATCCGGTCGGTAAGTCGAGAACGTCGGCGATGTCTGCTAACGCTTCGGCGTATTCTTCGGCGCATTGCTCGATTGTCTTCATGGCTTCGATCTGATTACTTCTTCCGCGATTTCGTCGGAGAGCGTGAAAAGGACGCGGGCGGCAGACTCGCGGAATGGTTGTGAGCGGTCGCTTTCGATGTGCTCAAGAGCAAGCCGCGCGTCTGCGATTAGCTGGGTGAGGTGGTCGTTCATAATGTTTCAGTAAGACCCCCGCGCCTCCCCTGCCAAACTGACAGGAAAAGCGAGGGGAGGGTTGGGAGATTAGATGGATTTCGTGATGGTTGCGATCACGTCTTCGTTTCCTTCCGCTTCATCGGCAGCGTCCTGAGTCATCCAGACTAGCGTTTCGATGTCGTCATTCGACCATGTTCCGAGTTCATCGGCTTCGGCGCGGAAGTTTTTGGCAATGTATTTAAGGGCTTCTTCCATGGTGTCGAAGGATGCTGATTTTCCGCCGTCGTTGAGTTCTGCGATATATGTTGTCATTTGGTTTGTCAGTTTGGTTGTTGGCGTTGCGTCCTGCAACTGCGCAAACCCTACCAAAAACCGGATGCGTGTAAATAATTATTTTACACGGAAGCGAAAAAAGTCCTCAAACCCTTGTGGAATAATGGCAAAATAAGGGGCGCAAACGGTTAAATTTGCGCCCCGGCTGAATCCTACTGCCCAGTCTAGCCGGGGTTCAGATTCGGAAAATGGTTGCAGGAGAGAGATTCGAACTCTCGGCTTTCGCGTTATGAGCGCGACGTTCTACCTCTGAACTATCCTACGATTTGCCCGAGTTGGTTTCTCACCAACTAGCACTGGCTACAGCTTTTGCGGGGCTGCTCCTGGATGATTTCTGCGGGCGAGCGAATATTACCATTGCCCGCGCATGACAGCAAGGGGAAATCACGGGTCAATCGCCCGGCGGTGCGCGTCGTCCATCGACTGCTGCAAGCTCTGTATCTGCGATGAGAATTGCTGGATTGCCCGGGTATTGTCCTGATACGCGTCGAGTAGCTGTAATCTATCGGCTCGCATGTCGGAATAAATTTCCTTGGTGGCATAGCCGAAGACTCCGGCGACAACCATGCCGACTCCGAACCTAGCCACCGCCCAAACGATTAGACCCTGCCATGTGTTCGGGATTTCAACGTCACGGGGAGAGTCGGCTGATGCTACGCTGTGGAGGTCGTCTTTGCTCATGGTTAGGCTGGAATAAGTTTGTCTTGGCGGAATCGAATGCGGCTGCGGATTTTGGAAATGTGGCGACGCTTGGCGAATACTCCGCCGCCTTCCCTGCTTCCGGCTGCGTCAGTATTGCCTTCTATGGTTCTAACAAATCCGTCTGCGTCCGGTGCACTTGCGGCGAAACCGATGTGGGAAAATGTAAAGACCACGATGTCACCCGGCAGTATGTCGCCACGGTGCGGCTTACGAGTCCAGGTCGTCATGTCCTGCTTCAAGCTCCAGTTCTCCATGTCCCATGCTCCGGCGGTCTGCGGGATGGAAAACGTGCCTGTGTGCGTGTCTGCGCCCGCCGCTTCAAACGCTTTGCCAACGACCCAGCAAACAAACGCCGCGCACCATGGCCACGGCTTGTCTGCGGGTAGCCACGTTGCGGCTTTGTATTCGTTGACCCGCACTCCGCAGTTGGTTCCGTTGACTTCCTCAACTCCAACTTCGGCCTTGGCGATGCGAACGATTTCAGCGGCGAGGTCTTTCATGGATCACTTATTCTTCGCCACGTTAATCGCCCCCACGATGGCGAGGCCGACCGTGATGACAGCTTGCTGGAGTTCCGGCGCGATTTGAACGCCGAAAGCGGTGAGGAGAAGGATCACGCCTCTCCATGTGGATTCTTGTTTGAGTCGGTTCATGGTGGTTTGGTTGGTTGGTTGGTTGTTTATTCTGGTGTGACGATGGTTGAGGGGTCGATGTCCACGCGGGCATCGAGTCCGCCGAGGAGGCTGCGGGTGTCGCGTTCACGGTGCGGGTAGCGGGGATGCGTGCTCATCCGTTTGAAATCACTTTGTAAACTCCGAACTGCCGGATGTCGTAGGTGACATCCGTTGCGGCGAAGTCGATGAAAGCGTCAATCACCACTGGATCGGTGACGGCGGGATTTATGACGGTTCCGGTTCCTGTTCCTGCTGCGGTGGCGATGAATCGCGTGCCAACCGTGTTGTTTACTGCCCCGACAAGCGTAAAGTTTGTTGTGCCAACCGTTAGGATTTCATATTCTTTCCCAGCCACCATTGAAGTTGCATTAAGGCTGGTGACAAACGGCGGCACGGTAAATTCCGGCGAGATAAAGAGCCCGGTGATCGGGTTAAAATTACCTGTCCCCAAGTTGCTACCTTGTGAGATTGCCCGAAAAGTAACAAAGCTGGCATTCGACCCAGAAACGCGACCTATGATCGTAATGTCTCTGAGTGTATGTGTGCCGCTGACCGGACGGAGACGGCAAGCGAATCTTACTCGCTCGCCCTCTTTTAAACCAGTACTAGCGCGGATGTAAATTGATCCGGATGTATTGGCAACGGATGGAACGACACGAACGCGTTGCCACGTTGTCCCGTCTGCGTCGGTCTGCGCTGACCATGTATCAGCAAATGTAGATCCTCCTTTTGCCCATCCTGTCGGGATAGTGGCTTGGGATGGGGAGTTGTTGGTCGTCACCCATACCGCCGACGATGATGGCGGCACGATGGTTGCGGGCGGTCGGGCTGAGTATGAGCTGGCGATCTGCGTGTTGATTGCCACCGCCAAGCGGTGTGCGTATGCAGGTGTAGGGTGGATTCCATCCCACAATGACTCCGTAGTGGCAAAGCCACCTGACATAGTGGCAAGCGCGTGGGTGTCGATAATCGTCACGCCGAGGGATGTCGCGATAGCGGCGAGTGATGCGTTAGCGGTGGCAATGTTGTCACGCCGTTGGGTAGCGGTGGCGGATGACCTGGCTAGGGCTGAACCCGTCCCCGTTGCTGCGCCACCACCCTG